ACTAACTCATATCTGAAGAAGGGTCTTATCGGACTGGCGCAGGGCTACCGTGACGGCTTTGAGAAGGTCGTTCGTGCCGCCGACCGTGCTATGAACAACCCTGAACTGAGCGAACCGCAGAAGTTTGTTCAGTACGCCAAGAGCGTATCTCGCTCCGCTTACACCGCCGCCAAATCGTACAAGGATATGGTTGAGCAGGCCGACGCATACAACGCTCTGAAGGAAGCCGCCGACAACGCCACCAAAATCAACGCGCCCGAAGCTAGTCGTTTGCGAGCGCAGTTGTCTGCCATGACCTTTATCCCAGAGGCAGACCTGTCTCGCGCCAAAGGAACACTCCAGGCGCTGATGGACATGGAAGCGCGTATCTACAAGAAAATCAGTACGCCCGCTGTTCCCATCAAGGACTTCCAGCAACTGGCTAAGACGGTCAAGTTGGCCGACTCAAAGAAGGCAAACTCAGAAGCGCAAAAGTTGCTCGTTGAGAAGATGAGCCGTTTCCGCGCCACTCAGATCAACTACCTTCGCTGGCACAACAAGACTGCCGACGCCTTCAACTGGGCATTGAGCAATATGTTCATTCCCGAAATGCTCTCAACGGGTGCCTACTTGATTCGCGTGTCGGCATCGGAAGCGTTGCTGAACATCTCGCGCATCGGGCCGGTTGACTACTTTGAGTCACGCTTGGCTGCGTCTATTGCCAAGCACGAAGAAAAATATATGCCTCTGGCCGAAGTGCCAAACCCGTTTGCCAAGGCTTTGTTGCCAGACACGCCGCCAGTTATAAAGGAATCTGAACTCCTTTCCAAAGAAACTATGCGCATCGCCAACATTTTGATGGATGGTGGCAGTTGGGCAAAGTCGCTTTACATGGGTTCGCTTACCGGCATCGAGCGTGGCATCTTGCAGGCCATGAATCCAGAACGCTTTGAGCGGATGCTGTCTGACTACGCAACGGCACTCAGCCTTTGTGGTGGCCACATTGCAGACATTACGCACGGCATCAACCAGATTTACGGCACCACCAAGGAAGCCGCCGCTATGTCGCAGATGGCATACGGTACGGACGAAGAAGGTGGCAAGGTCGTAAGTGGCACCCGATTTGTCGGTGACGGATACACGAAGGCAGACAAGAAGCACATCGCCTCGGCGCTATTCAACCAGTTGCAACTCATCCACGGCGAGAAAGACTTGTACCTGCCAATCGCAAAGGACATTGAGGCAATGGTGGCCGCAGACGGCAAGTACACCTACAGCGGTCTGGGTCGTCGTAGCGCTTTTGATAACCTCGTAGACAAGCAGGTCAACCGCCTGTTGCAAATCCCAGAGGACCAACTGCAGGGCTTTGGTGCTTACGGCAAGTTGCTGGCAGAGAACAGTTCTGGCGATCCGTTGCGCGACTTCGCCACCACCCAGGTCTACAACGTCTGGCACTCGCTGTCGGGTCTGCGCTCCACGATGGACGAGGGAACCGAAGCCATCTTCCACCAAGACCTTATTGACCAAGCGGTTAGTGGCAACATCAAGGCAGAGCCGGACTTGGCAAAGGACTACACCAAGGCAAAGGGTCTGTACCCAATGCACCTCATCGCGGCCTCTGACGCTCGCTCGTCGTGGGAAACTGATGGCATCAAGAAGTACCTGAAGGTTCTTGCCATGTTGCCAAAGATTACCAACGAAGCAATCATTGACCGCGCCTTCGGCAACATTGTCAGCTGGATGAGCCGTGAGCCGGTATTCCTCTGGGAGTACCACGCCTCAATGGAGCAACTGCGCGAGCGTATCGCAGACAACCTGATGACTGAAGAACAGGCTTCGGTGCAGGCTCTCAACAATGCCTTTACTCGAATGGTCCGGTACGTCCACAACCCTGCCGACCGCTTCCAGTTTGAGCAGGCCACTCGTATCCTGTCCCCATTCTGGTTTGCCAAGAACCAGGCGTACCGTCGTGCGTTCCGTTTGCTTGACGATGACCCAGCCGCCTTCGTTCGCTACCTGCGTATCTGTATGCGAATGACTCAGGTGTTCCACAAGATTACGCAGAACAACCAGTCGTACCTCGGTATGCCCGGTGGCTCTGAAGTGACGCACTTTGCGGTCAATGCCTTGGCAAGCGGTAACAACCTGCTGGGCAACTTCTTTACCAACCTTGGCTTCACGATGCTGGGCGACCCATCGGCAATTCAGACCATTGATCCGCTCGGCTCGGACACTGGCGTCAAAATGATTGAGAACCTGTTGCGCCCTGACGCTAGCCCCTACGTCAGCGTCCTTACCAAGATGGTTATGAACGGTCTTGCCGACAACCACATCATTGATGCTCAGGCACACGCAAACGTATTGGCCGCAATCCTTGGTCCGGTCGGTGCTAAGACAGGCATCCTTTCTGACCTTCTGCCGTCAAGCTTCTGGCGCGACACGGCGTTCTACGCGGTGGACACTGCTGGTTATGCCTTCAACCACAAGCAGTTTGACCTCGGCAACGTTGCTCAGACTCAGGTGACTGCGATGCACGAAGCGTTGCAGAATATGCTCACCACCTACATTGACGAATACTTTGCGATGAACAACATCAAAACTCCGTCAAACACGGACAACGTGAACGCGCAGAACTACGCGCTGGAGCAGGCAAGTGCTTGGTTCAACGAAGGAACAAACGAACAGCAGTTCATCGAGCGTGCCTACGTTGCTTCGTTGGCCTTGTCGGTTGCTCGACTGCTTCCCTCGTTCTTCTCGCCCATCGCGCCGGTACTCAAGGCAAACTTCAGTAACGACAAGTTCAACCAATTCGCCAGCCTCAAGATGCCTAATGGCGAGCAAATTCCCTTCTCGGAAGCGCAGTACCTGTTTGCCCAGCAGTACCCGCAGGAATGGGTAGACACCATCTCGTCATCGCAGAACCCGTTTGGCTCGTACCCCGAAACCAACGTCACCTACAAGTGGATCAACGCGGTTCCCAAGTTGCTTGAGCCAGACACCGGCTACCCCAACTTGTTTGCCTACGGTATCCCTCGTAGCGGAACGTACCTGCCGGGTATCTACCAGAACCTTGTGAGCATGGGACTCCGTAGCCGAGACACGCCACAGGACTTCATCAACACCTTCTTGGCAAACGCTGGCGACCAGTTCTACTACGGTCAGCTGGTTCCCCAGTATTACGCTCAGTACGGCGGCACCTACTACGGCGAAAGCGACCCGCGTAACTACATTCCCTACGCAGGCACGCAGGCTCTCAAGGCAGCGGCGCAGTCGTGGGGTAACACGAACAACCCAACGTGGTTACAGTACGGCTCCCCATTCGGCACCTCGTCTAAGCCAAAGGAAGTCAAGGCCGTTGAGCAACTCAAGGCGTTCTTGGCCGACCCCGAAGCGCAGGCGCAAGTCACCAACGCGGGACTGTGGACTAAGGGAAACATCGCTGTTCTTTCCAAGGCGTTTGAGCAGTACAACAACTACATGGAACAGATTGACCAACCAGGCGTATCCGCTAAGGAACAGTGGTCGGTTGAGCAGGAACTCCAAAACACGATGGACGCCTACGCGCAGGACCCAGCGAACGCAAACATCGCATACCTTTTGACCGCAGTACTTGCTAAGGCACCGACAAAGTAGGAATAATGGCAGACGAAGCACCACAGGAAAAGCAAATGTCCGTAGGCGACCTACGCCAAATGGCCGAGATGTATCACGTTCCCATGAGCGACTCCACGCTCGATGGCATCGCCAAAGACGGCGTGACGCCAGAGAAGGCGAGCGCGTTTGAGGAATACGTCAAGACCACGGCAAAGGGTCTGTACCCAACGCTGGCAAAGCAGATTGACGCTGGCATCCCCACCGCGTACTTGCTTGATCCGTACCGCCAGGTAGCGAAGCAGAAGCTGGGCGAGGCATACGAGCCTAACTTTCAGACCGACCCCTCGGCCATCGCCGCCTTGACTGGTGGCACCGACCCGACCACCGGACGCCCAGCACCTATGTCGCTTGAGGACTGGAAGCAACACATTATGACCGACCCTTCTTTCGGCTATGACAAAACGCCAGAAGCGATGGGCAAGGCACAACAGATTATTCAAGCGTTGCAAAAGGGATTTAGCAACCCGCCGAAGGAGCAATAATGGCAGCCCCAGTATTCAACCCAAACAACCCGAGTCAGACGTTTGATTCAGAACCGACAATCCCTAAGGCGGATCAGTCGGAATACTTTGCCTATAAGGACGCAACCACGGGCAAGTGGCTAGTCGGCGCTCGGTCAACGACTGCCGCTACCACCACCAGCACGACCACCGGCCTGAACCCAATCAGCTCCACGCCTATCCCGGAAAACCTCATCAAGCAGTTTGGCCTGCCAAAGAACCTGACGCTTTCCTACAACCCCGGTGCCAAAAACGGCGCTCCTTACGCGCCTAGTAATGGTAAGGAATTGTACGACGCCATCGGTCAGGCCAAGGAACAGGGCAAGATTACCGAGGCACAGTACAACAGTCTTATCGGCTGGGCTATTGAGCCTGGTTTCAACCCCTCGACCAAAGACGCGACAAAGATTCTGGCGGCGGTAACGCTCCAGTTGCAGAGCAATAACTACACGCTCTCCGGCTACGTTGCACCCAGCACCGCACTCGTCAACAGCCCAGCGGTTCTAAACTTCATCCAGACAGACGTTGCCAATGCCAACACCGCTGCCGCCAACGCCGCAGCAAACCTTGCCAACCTCAGGCTGAACCAAGAGCAGTACCAGCTCTCCGTATCCACCGCCACGGTCAACCAAGAGCAGGGCGCCTACAACACGGTGATGAACTACCTTGACCGCTGGGGTTTGGGGCAACTGGGCGATTACGTTTGGCAGATGGTCAGCAAGCAGGGCGACCACCTTGTCAAGTATGACGGCATCTTGGCTGCCATTCGTGGCCAAGCACCTAGCAACTTGGGCAAAGCCGCCGACGAGAAAATTAGTCAGATTTACAACGCCGCCTTCCCCGGACTGGGAACTTACAACTTGTCAAAGAACAATGTTCACATGACCGAGGATCAGTACCAGACCTACGTTCAGGGCATCCAAGACTCGGCCACTCAGTACGGCGCACCCATGCCAACCAAAGCACAAATCGGTGAACTGCTGAACGGCAACGTTTCTCGCGTCGAGTACCAGCAGCGTATTCAGGACATTTACACCACAGTCCAGAACGCCGACCCCAACACCAAGGCTCTGCTCCAGAAGGAGTTTGGCATCAACGAGAGCGACCTGATGAAGTACGTCATTACCGGCGAACTGCCAGGTAGCAAGACCAAGGAAGGTCTGCCCCAGATGCAACGTCAGGTTGCTACCGCCGAAATTCAGGACTACGCCACTCGCGTCGGTCTGAGCGGCCTGTCTCTGGGTGGCTCTGAACAGCTCGCAGACATGGCTAAATTGGCCGCTACGTCCGGCAATCAGGCTTTGGGGTATGGAGTGTCCCAGATTGAGCAAGGCGTCCTAGGAGCGAGCCGTGACGTGGCTCTGACCAAATCCCTGCCCGGCGCCAACCAGCCGACCGTCAACACCAATACCCTTATCGCTTCTCAACTGGCAGGCTTCGGTGGTATCAGCCAAGTGGCCGCGCAGACGCAGGTTGCCCGTGCTGAGCAAGCCAAGGTTGCCCCCTTTGAGAAGGGCGGTGGCTACGTTGAGAACGCTAAGGGCGTCACTGGTCTTGGATCTGCTCGCACCTAGCGTAACAAATTACGTTATGTAATGTACAATCTAGGTAGGTGATTGGCCCTGTTTGGCCGCAGGTGCGCTGGTCCCCTAACCCGGTAAAGGGTTGCACAACCTTTATCGCGTACCAGCGTGCATCAACTGATTTTCCGCTTTGTTACCCTCTGGCAAAGTGCGTACCCGTAAGGAGCGATTGCATGGCATACGACGACGAATTTGACGAAGAGCCGCAGAACCAGCCGTTAGACCCGAACATTCGGAAGCAGCTGCGTGAAGCAGAAAAGGCTCGCAAGGAACTGGAGCAGATGCGCCAGGAACTTGAGAATCAGAAGCGTGAAGTATTGCTGGCTAAAGCAGGTATTCCCGATTCGCCTCTTGGAAATCTTTTCCGTGATGCGTACCGTGGCGAAGCAGACCTAGACGCAATCCGCGAAAAGGCCCGTGAGTACGGTATTTTGGAAGCCGCGCCTCAGCAGGCAACACCGTCGAATGACTTTGAACTCGAAGCATTGCGTCGAGCGCAGGGTGCAACTATTGGGACAGTTGGTGCTACACCAGATCCCCAGCAGGAGTATCTCGCCGCTCTAGCCAACGCGGGTAGCGTCGAAGAGGTCATGCGAATCGTATCTAGCGACACTGGCCGCAAGGTCGGAGTCTCTGCACCGGGGATGTACTAAGCCTTTCAACTTCCCTGAAAGGAAAACCCCACCATGGCCAATGAATTTGGCAACGTAGCGGGTACCGACTCTTACACGGGTCAGTCCACGCTTGATTTCTCGAAGCAGGCATATGACCGACTGGCATACTTCGCCCTTCGTCCTGAGCTTTACTTCGACGCCGCTGCTGACGTTCAGCCTACCGCGCAGTCAATGCCTGGTTCGTCTGTTACGTTCACCATCGTCAACGACCTTCCCATTGCTTCATCAGCCCTCTCTGAGCAGAGCGACGTTGCGACGGTTGCCCTCTCCGACTCGCAGGTCACGCTGACCTTGGCCGAATACGGTAACGCCGTACTCACCACCGCCAAGCTGCGTGGTACCTCGTTCGTGGACATTGACCCTGTTGTCGCCAACGTGGTTGGTTACAACGCTGGTGTCTCACTGGACACGATTGCGCGTTCGGCTCTGGACTCCGGCACCAACGTT